GCCCACACTTTGAGTGGTGGCAAAAGCTACTTCAAATATGAATTGGAAAAGGAAACTGGCTCCATGACTTGGAGAACCATTCCTTCAACTGAAAACGGAACTGTGTTTTACGAAGCTGACTTGGTTGCACGTTTGCACAAAGTGACCACCGCACAGCGCAACGAGATTAAACTTCTCGCACAAAACAGAATGTTAGCCATTGCCTTGGATGCAAGTGGTGACTACTGGCTGCTGGGTGCTGACTACGGTGTTCAGTTGCAGCAGAGTGAAACAAACTTCGGACAAGCGTTCGGTGACTTCAAAGGTCATGTATTAAATTTTCTCCACAAAGAAACCGATTTACCTTTGAAAGTTCAGGCCGCTGTTGTAACTTCGCTGGGTCTTTGATTTTTTCATAGTGTTTTTATGCAGAAAGGGTGGTCATTGACCACCTTTTTTGTTTAACATAGAAACTACCTACTTATATTAGTAGGATGCTTTATATTACAAAGAGCGGCACACCTGAACTAATCATCACTGGCAGGGAAAAAGTAACGGTTTCTCCCGTGTATTATCTGTTGGTGTTTGAAAGTGAAATGTCGCAGGAACAAAAGGCATTCATCGTTACCGATACAAGCACAGCACCCAACAGATACCAGCTATTTTCATTTGTAGAGGGCAGCAGCACCGCAAAAACATTGGCCGTTGGTACACATTACTGGGCTTTATACGCACAAACTTCCCCCACCAATACCAATCCATTACTTGCATCGCAGGAAATTGACCGGGGATTGGCCTATGTTACCGCATCATATACCGCATTTAACGACCATGAGGTCAATACAACCATTAAGCAGCACCATATAGGATGAGTTTCGATTTACTACGCATAAATTTCACTGAGTCAAAGTTGCCTAAATTCAAGGAAAACAAGAATAAAGGCATCGTGACCTATGGGGAAAAGAACGATTTTCCCGATACGTTACTTGAATTTTACAACAGAAGCCCAAAACACGGGGCTATTGTAAGGCAAAAAGCCCGTTTTGTGGCAGGAGAAGAAACCTTGGTGGATGGCAACCCCAGCGCAGTTAAGGTAATTGATTACGTGAACCCTTACGAGGGCATTCAGGAGTTCAAAAATAAGTTAGCTCTGGATTATGAATTGTTCAACGGGTTTGCTTACGAGGTGCATTACAACAAAGTGGGGCAGATTTCTGCACTTTATCACGTAGATTTCAGCAATGTCAGGACACTTGACCACGATGTGTATATGTATGCAGAAGATTGGAAAAAGGCCAAGCAAGAGGACATCAATCATTATGCACCTTTTAACCCGAAAAAGGCCCAACCAATGGAAGTGCAGTTGTACTACTTCCGAGAATATGCACCTTCGTTGGGTGTTTATCCGTTGCCCCCATATCAGCATTGTTTGCAGTATATTGAAATAGATGTTGAGATAGCCAATTTCCATAATAACAATATCCGCAACGGGTTTGCCAACGGCACACTGGTTCAGTTGTTCAAAGGACAGCCGACAGAGGAAATTGCCTTTAACTTTGAGAGGAAGTTCAAACAGAAAACCACAGGCACGGACAACGCAGGTGGTGTGCTTATTCAGTTCAATGAGATGAACGAAAAGTCGGCAGAGATTGCACACCTGCAACCTTCCGACATGGACAAGCAATTCCTGCAACTGAATGAAACGGTGCAGGATGAAATCTTTATCGGCCACAACTTCCCCAAAATTCTGCTCGGCTACGCAACCGAAGGCGCACTCGGTCAGCGCAATGAAATGATAGAAGCGTATGAACTTTTCCATAAATCATACGTCAACAAACGACAAGTAAAACTTGACACTTGCCTACAACATACACTTGAAAGCGTTTATCCCGGCATCGAGTTAACCACCAAAGACAGCGATTTTCTGGGAGTTGATTACGTTGCATTGTATCAGGTTGGAATTGTAAGCCGTGAGGAAGCACGTGAAGCACTCGGATTGCAAAACACAACCATTCAGGCGCAAAAGTTTGACGGTCACACTTGCGAATTTCACAAATGGTCGGATAAGGATTTAGAAACTTTTGCCAAATTTGGGGCTGATGAAAGCGAATTTGAGGAAGTGAAACTTACATTTGAACTGACCACCAAAGAAAAGCGTGTGTTGGCTGTTGTAAATTCCGATGAAAAAGCCACGCTGAAAGACATTTCCACCGCCACAAAAATAGGAGAAGAAGAAGTTATCAAGATTTTGAAAACTTTGCAGGACAGCGGAAAGATAAATTGGACAAACAATGCAATCAAAATCACCGACATTGGCCGGGGTGAGATTGCTGATACCGAACTGCCCAAACTTGAACTGCGATACAAGTACGATTTAGACCCTGATGCGTTGCCGTTGCAACCCGGTGGAAAAAGCCGTGAGTTTTGCCTTCGTATGGTGGACATGGGCAAACTTTACACCCGTGAAGAAATCGACCAAATGTCTGCAATTTTAGGTTATAGCGTATGGCTTCGCAGGGGTGGGTGGTACACCGTGCCTGAAAGCGAACCACCTTTGCATATTCCGCATTGCAGACACGAATGGAAACAAAGAATAGTAAGGAGAAGAAACAATGGCTAATTTCGCATATTTCGTAAGTGAGCAGGATGTCAAGAAGAATACCCCTATTGACGAAAACGTTGATAGCAAGTTGCTTCAAACTGCCATGCGCACAGCACAGGATGTGTATATCCGTGATATTTTGGGAAGCACCCTATACGACAAGATTTGTGATGACATCAATGGTGCTGGGCTTGGTGGTAATTACCTGACATTGGTCAACAAATACGTTGCACCTTGTCTGTATCACTACATCATTTTGGACTCAATGCTGCCATTGACCTATAAAATGATGAACAAGTCAGCGGCAAGTCGTGGCGCAGAAAATGCAAACGCTGTGGATGTTGACCAGCTTCGCATGATTGAGCAGCGTTACCAAAACAAGGCGGAATACTACGCAGAAAGATTGCGTTTGTACTTGGCTGAAAATGATACACTTTTCCCCGAATACCAAAACCCTGCAAGTGGGCTTGACGTAATCAATCCACAGAACCAATACTTATTTGGTGGGTTTTACTTGGGTGAAGATGATGATTACAAATTCCTGCGTGGATTTTTCTCATGAATAAAGTAAGAACGAAAAACGAAAACAAACTGAAACTCTATCTCAATGGTAACAATCAACCAACTACTGGAAGCACTGGAAACTGCGGGAAACAACCACAAGCAGATAAAGGCAACCATCGTAAATATTGAGCCGAATATCAATACAAGCGGTGAGCAGCTTTATCCGTTAATGCGGATTTTTCCTGATGGCAGTCAGGTGACCGTTGATAAAGTGATTTATCGCTTTGCGGTTGCCATTGCTGACAGGCATAGAGAAGATTTTACCGATGCAGTAGAAAGGATTTCAGACATGCACACGGTGATGTTGGACATTTACTCCATGCTGCGTTATGTGTACCGAAACAACATCGCAGGAACATGGGTAATCAACGACAGCATTACACCATTTTATGACGCACAAACTGATATCGTTAGCGGAGTTGCAGCCGTTATCGAATACCATTGTCCAAACCTACGTGATTACTGCGACACACCAAACAACAATTTAACATTCCCAACAATAGAATAAAATGAGTACAGCAACAGAATTTATGAGTGGTTTCACGGGCTGCAAAGTCCTTTCAGGAACAAGCGCAAACACTGGCAGATGGCAGGGTTTTGTAGTTAATGCAGATGCGGTTGTTTCCGCAGCCCTTGACAAAAATGCGGCAAGTGTAATGACAACCCTTGGACTGACAGGCGTGACCTTGAAACAAGGCACGTTTATTTCGATTTCCGAAGGTGACTATTTCAGCAGCATCACACTGACAAGCGGCAGCATCGTAGCGTATAACGTATGATAAGGCGAGGTATTGGTGTAGGGAGCTTTGTTGCGGCAGGCGGTGGCGTAAGCGATGCCGATGCACAAGCATTCATCACGGCTGCTGCCATAACCGATTCCACCCAGCAGAGTGCAATCGATACTTTGGTGGTTGACCTAAAAACCTATGGCATTTGGACAAAGATGAAAGCCATATATCCTTTTGTTGGTGGAACTTCATCAACTCACAAATGGAACTTGAAAGACCCAAGAGATTTGGATGCTGCGTTTAGATTGGTGTTTACAGGTGGATGGACACATAGTTCAAATGGTGCTTTACCAAATGGCACAAATGGTTATGCAGATAGTTATCTAATACCAAGTACAGCATTACAATTAAATAGTGTTTCAATGTCTTATTATTCAAGAACTTCAAGCACAACAGCCGTACAAACAATGGGGTGTAATGACGTTGTAAACTATTTGTTATTAAATAATTTCTCTGG